CAATGGCATAGGCAGCGTGGCTGGTTAAAGATTGGCTACCACTATGTCATTCAACGCAATGGCACCTTAGAGACAGGGCGAGAGGAAGATGCAGTAGGCGCACATGTGAAAGGACATAACCATACCTCAATTGGTATTTGTCTTATAGGCGGCGTCGATGCAGAAAATGTTGCTGAAAATAATTTTACTGATGAGCAATTTACAACACTGAATCAGTTGCTAACTGGTCTATCTAATAAATACCCAGACGCAGCAATTGTAGGACATACCGACTTAGATCCTAAGAAAGCATGCCCGAGTTTTAATGTGGAGAAATGGTGGAACAATCAACGGAATCAGAATTCATAGCGCATCAAGCGTGTGAAAAATGTGGTAGCAGTGACGCGTGTGCCGTCTACGATGACGGTCATAGTTATTGCTTTTCGTGTAATCAATTTAATAAATCCGACGAGGATGTGAACAAAGTAGTTGAGTTTAAGCAGCCTGCACAGACAGGTCTGATCTCAGGTATCCACAAGGCACTTCCTAATCGTGCTCTTACTTTAGAGAGCTCTCGTAAATGGAATTACCAAGTTGGAGAAATGAACGGCCAGCCTGTTCAGATTGCAAACTACACAAACGATTCCGGTGATGTTGTCGCCCAGAAGATTCGCTTTCCTAATAAAGACTTTCGCTTTATCGGCGAAACAAAAAAGGTTCGTCTTTTTGGACAGAATCTTTGGAAGGATGGCGGCAAGAAAGTCATCATTACTGAAGGTGAGATTGATGCAATTTCACTTTCGCAGGTACAGAGCCACAAGTGGCCAGTTGTATCTGTCCCGAATGGTGCAGCAGGTGCTCCTAAAGCTATACGTAACAACCTTGAGTGGTTATTAAAGTTTGAGACTATTGTCTTTATGTTTGATAACGACGAAGTAGGTCGTGCCGCAGCTAAGGAGTCTGCTGCTCTATTACCACCTAAGAGAGCCAAGATCGCTACTTTAGAAATGAAGGATGCGAATGAAATGGTTGTTGCAGGTAAGACAAAAGAATTATTACAAGCTATGTGGGATGCCAAAACATTCCACCCCGATGGCATCGTAGCTGCTGCAGATCTGTGGGACAAACTTAAGGCTAGAAAAGTTATGAAAGCCTGGGAGTTTCCATTCCCTGGGATGAACCAGAAGTTACTAGGTATGCGCCGTGGTGAGATCACGACTATCACAGCGGGGAGCGGGGTTGGTAAATCTGCATTCTGCAGAGAGATAGCCTACAAGCTTATGACTGAGGGAACCAAAGTCGGTTATATCGCCCTCGAAGAAGCAGACGATAGAACACTATTAGGTTTTATGGGGATCCATGCAAATGAGCCTCTCCATATGATGCCTGATATTGATATAGATGATTACAGAGAGTCATTCGATGCAGTGAAAGATCAACTCTTTCTCTATGACCATTGGGGCTCAACTGAATCTGGAAACCTACTAGACAAAATTCGATTCCTCGTCCGAGGTTGTGAATGCGACGTCATCATCTTGGATCACCTTTCTATGGTGGTCTCAGGTATTTCAGCGGATGAAGAATCTGATGAACGCCGCTTAATTGATAACACCATGACTAAGCTACGCACGCTCACTGAAGAGCTGCAATGTGCAATGGTCTTGGTATCTCACTTAAGACGCCCCCAAGGTGATAAAGGTTATGAGAGAGGACAGGAGACCTCTTTAAATTCTCTAAGGGGTAGTGCAGCTATAGCTCAGTTATCTGATGCAGTAGTTGGACTAGAGCGTGACCAACAAGGTGAAGATCCTAATCTCACAACGGTTCGCGTATTGAAGAATCGTTATACAGGAGAAACAGGTGTCACAGGAACTGTCGCGTATAAAAGAGAAACTGGACGTTTGCGAGAAATTGCTGGTGGAAATCAGGGCGTATCTACGTTCGACTTCGCCGTCGGGCAAACTGACGGAGAGTTTTAACATCATCCCACTCGAGGATGGATCAGAAGACGGGATCATCTACACAGAAGAAGCACTAAGACAGGCTTATGTTGACTTTATGGAAAACATAAAGCTATTCAATTTAGAGCCTGAAGATACTCCAGTCACGATAGAAGAGTTCCGCATCATGTGGTAAGAATCATTAGTACGTGACAAGGACAACATTAGTGACTTCGATCCTAACGAAGACGACCCCGATAAACCAAGAAAAATACATTAGTTACTCTGGCGGAGGACATATATGAGATTGATATTTGATATCGAAACAGACGGTATCGAAGCATCTAAAGTGCACTGTATTGTTGCAAAGGATGCTGACGATATAACTATTTACCAATTTGCAAACGATCGCTTAGATGAAGGCGTTCAGTTCTTATTAGATGCAGATGAATTAATCGGTCATAACATTATGGGCTATGACTTACCTGTACTGGATCAGCTATATGGCTTTGACTACAAAGGTAAGATCACAGACACGTTAATAGTATCTAGATTGATTTTCTCTGATCTTAAAGAAAGAGACTTTGATCTTTATAGAGCAGGTAAGTTTGCAGCAAGAAATATTGGATCTCATAGTCTTAAAGCCTGGGGTATCAGACTTGGTGAATTAAAAGGCGACTTTGCTGAGCAGACAGACTGGTCTGAGTTCAGCCAGGAAATGCTTAACTATTGTACTCAGGACGTACAAGTCACTGACAAGCTATATAAAAAGCTACAAGAGGTTGAGTACAGCGAAGAAGCTATAGAACTAGAACATCAAATACATGCAGCATGCCTAGAGCAGACTGACAATGGATTCCCGTTTGATGTTGAGAAAGCAATGCTCCTTTATGCAGAGCTTAAGGACAAAGCTACAGCAATCGACAGACAATTACAGGAGAAGTTTGGCGGTTGGTGGGAATCAAAAGGTGTAACCACGCCGAAACAAAATAGGGGTATCACAGTTAAAGATGCCCCTTACACTAAGATTAAGTGGGTTACGTTTAACCCTAATTCACGCCATCACATCTGTAAGAAACTAATCGAGATGGGATGGGAACCAAAAGAATTTACTAATAGCAATCAACCTAAGATCGATGAAAAGGTACTTAACACCATAGATCTTCC